GATGTGTATGGATAGGGTTCTCCCTGTTTCCTATTTTGATAAAAAGAATGACAGTGGCGGTAGGAATGCAGTTTCGATTACTATTACTGGTGTTGGCGGTGACACTACCATTGTTGGGGGCGGAGATGATGCCCTTGAAGGAGAATACGAAGATGTCTAGAATATTACACCAAGATGACGCAGTTGCTCATGTAGAAGGTATGTTAGGTAGGCCACTCACTACTCTAGAGGAACGTGTTGTTCGTCTTGAGGGTTATGCCCCAGAAGTCTATCCTGATTCTAAAGACGTACCTACTATTGGTGTGGGTCAAACAGGTGAGTGGATGGAACGCTCTTTTCCTGATTCCCTTGCTCATCATGTGGATATTACCCGTGGATTTATTCCTGAGTTTGATAACTTATCTCCTGAGTTACAAGTAGAGCTAGTACAAGCTACTTACCGAGGTGACTTAGGTCTGAGTGGAGACACACGCGCCCTGATAAATACAGGTGATTTTCAAGGAGCTGCTAAAGAGTTCTTGAATAACGACGAGTATAAGAACGAAGATACACCACAACATATCCAAGATCGCATGTATGCCCTACACAAGGCTCTACGCCGTGAAGGTGAGCATGGTCAATATGATAGTGGCATACAAATGCTAGACCAATATGAAGCTCAAGCAGGAGATAATCCATATTCTATTGCTAGATCTCGTGGCCTAACTTTAGAGGAACTAGCTAGTTTAAATCCAGAAGTAGGTGAGTCTCTTCTGCGAGGTGGTTTAAACGTAGGCCAGAAACTTAACGTAGCATACGCACCTGTTCTATGACCGATCTTAACGTAGAGTTATTAGATTGGCAGCAAGAAGTATTCAATGACCCTCATCGCTTTAAGGTAGTTGCAGCAGGACGGCGGTGTGGTAAGAGTAGGTTAGCAGCGTGGGCCTTAATAATTGAAGGACTACAGGCAACTAAGGGACACGTATTTTATGTTGCCCCTACTCAGGGACAGGCGCGTGATATCATGTGGGAAACTCTAATGGAGTTAGGCCACACAGTTATTAAGAGTAGTCACATAAACAACTTACAGATTAAGTTAGTGAATGGTACTACGATTGCTCTTAAAGGCGCTGATAGACCTGAGACTATGCGTGGTGTTAGCCTAAAGTTCTTGGTTATGGATGAATATGCTGACATGAAGCCAGAGGTGTGGGAGCAGATACTACGTCCTGCACTGGCTGACCAAAAGGGTCGAGCAATATTCATTGGTACTCCTATGGGTCGTAACCATTTCTATGACTTATATCGTCATGGTCAAGGAGATGATCCTACCTTTGAGAGTTGGCACTTTACTTCTTATGATAATGACCTATTAGACCCTGAAGAGATTGAAGCTGCTAAAGCTAGTATGTCCTCTTTTGCGTTCCGTCAAGAGTTTCTAGCCTCCTTTGAAGCATCAGGTGGTGCTATATTCAAAGAGGATTGGATACAGTTTGATACTGAGGAACCTATGGAGGGGGAATATTATATCTCTGTTGACCTTGCAGGCTTCGCTGATATAGCTAAAGCTTCAAATGCTAAACAGAAGAAACTAGATACTACAGCCATATCAATTGTTAAAGCAGGAGATGATGGTTGGTGGGTAGATAATATTATATATGGTCGTTGGGATGTTAAGAAAACTGCTGAGAAAATCTTTCAAGCAGTTAGAGACTACCAACCAACAGCTATAGGTATAGAGAAAGGCGCATTGAAGAATGCTGTATATCCTTATCTAACCGATTTAATGAAACAGAACCAGACGTTCTTTCGTGTTGAAGAATTAACGCATGGTAATAAAAGAAAAACTGATCGTGTGGCATGGGCTTTACAAGGCCGCTTTGAACACGGACAGATTGTCTTGAATGAAGGTAAGTGGAATACAGAGTTCCTTGATCAACTGTTCCAGTTTCCTAACCATTTAGTACACGATGACTTAGTGGATTCGCTGGCGTACATAGATCAGTTAGCTAAAGTTAGCTACGCCTACGATTTTGAAGAAGATGAATACGAATTTATGGATGCGGTAGCAGGATACTAATTATGTCAGAAAATGAACTACTAATTGAAGAGACTGCCCAAGGGTGGATCATGGATAAATGTGATAGCTGGCGCGATCATTTTGAATCCAACTATCAAGAGAAGTTTGATGAGTATAACCGACTATGGCGAGGCATCTGGTCAGGAGCAGACAGCTTACGGCAGAGTGAACGCTCTCGTCTAATCAGTCCTGCCCTACAGCAAGCTGTTGAAAGCAGTGTTGCCGAGTTAGAGGAAGCTACCTTTGGTCGTGGCAAGTTCTTCGACATTAAAGACGATGCAGAAGACCCAGAGAATCGTGACATTGAGTTTTTACGCACAAAGTTAAATGAAGAATTTGCTTTGAATAAGGTACGTCAGTCTATTTCTGAGTGTATTGTCAACGCTGCTGTGTTTGGTACAGGCATCGGAGAGATTGTTCTCCATGAGAAGCTACGACGTAAACCTTCTACCCAGCCAGCTCTTGATGGGCAGGTAGGTACGTTTGGTGTTGTAGAAACCAAGGAAGTTACTTGCTCTATTCGTCCTGTTTTACCTCAGAACTTTCTAATTGACCCTACTTCATCTACTATTGATGAAGCATTAGGTGTAGCGATTGATGAGTTTGTTCCCCTACATCAGGTGGAAACTCTGATAGAGGAAGGTGTATATGAAGATGTTGACTTAGACTCTACAGCTACACACTCATTCCTTGAAGCACAAGACGATATTAACGAATATGACGATGACCGAGTACGTTTAACAAAGTATTATGGTTTAATCCCACGTACTCTTCTAGAAAGTTACCAGTACTCAGAGGATGAAGAAGTTGTATCCCTCTCTGAGACACATGACGAGGACAAATCTTTATATGTTGAGGTAGTAGCTGTCATTGCTAATGGTGATGCTATCCTGAAACTAGAAGAAAGCCCTTACATGATGCAAGATCGTCCTGTTGTGGCGTTTCCTTGGGACGTAGTACCTAGCCGTTTTTGGGGTCGAGGTGTCTGCGAGAAAGGTTACAATAGTCAAAAGGCTTTGGACACAGAGTTACGCGCACGTATAGATGCTCTTGCTCTTACTGTTCATCCTATGATGGCTATGGACGTTTCCCGTATGCCCCGTGGCGCACGTATGGAAGTGAAGCCCGGAAAAACCATCCTAACTAATGGGAATCCAAATGAGATTCTATCTCCTATGCGTTTCGGTAGTGTGGATAATGTTACCTTTAGTCAAGCTGACCAGCTTCAACGCATGGTACAGACAGCGACAGGAGCTATTGATAGTTCTGGTTTATCAGGTGCCATTAATGGGGATGCTGCCGCAGGTGCTATCTCTATGGGATTAGGTGCTATCATCAAGCGCCATAAGCGTACCCTGATTAATTTCCAAGAGAGTTTCCTGATACCTTTTGTACAGGCAGCAGCTTGGCGCTACATGCAGTATAATCCTGAAAAGTATCCTACTGCTGATTATAAGTTTATTACTACCAGTTCACTAGGCATCATTGCACGTGAATATGAAGTAACACAGTTAGTTCAGTTATTACAAACAATGTCACCTGATACTCCTATGTATCCTGAGTTAGTACAGTCTGTTGTGGATAACATGAACTTAGCTAATCGTGAAACTCTTATCGCTAAACTACAGGAGGCAAGTAAGCCTGACCCAGTTGCTCAAGCTGGTATGGAAGTTGAAGTCCAACAGAAGCAAGCTTATATCGCGGTACTTCAAGGACAGGCGCAGGAATCTCAGGCTAGGGTAGCCAAAATATCTACCGAGACTGAACTCTTACCTATGGAAGCTGAGACTGCACGACTTAAAGTACTTACTACTAACATCGAACAAGGTGATGAGGATGAAAAAGAGTTCGTCAAACGCGCTAAAGTAGCCGAGTTAGTATTAAAAGAACGTGAAATCGTTAGTAAAGAAGCAATTGTTAATAAGCAAATGCAAGATTAATAAAAATAATACTTGACTTTCTACAGGTTTTATGTTATAGTTCATCCCAATCAACCGCGTCCTAGCATAGGAGAAACGCAATGTCAACAGAAACAGACAACGAGTTAGAGAAATATTACGAATCATTGATTGATGTTTTTCTAACCGAGGGATGGAAAGTCTTACTAGAGGATTTTGAAGACTCCGCAGAGAGCCTAAGAGATTTAGTCACATGTAAGACTGAAAAAGAATTACACTTCAGGCAAGGTCAACTTGATATCATTGGAAAGCTACTACGCTTTGAAGATGGTATCAGGAACTCCTACGAGGATTTCATTAATGATTCGCGTATTTGATTTTGAATGTAGTGAATGCGGTAGCATTGAAGAGAAGTTCATACACTCCGATGTTCGGACAAGCGTATGCTCTACATGCAACCAACAATCCAATCGACTAATCGCTTCACCCAGAAGTAAGTTAGATCCCCACTCAGGAGACTTTGCAGGGGCTACAATCAAATGGGCAAAGCAACGCCAAAAACAGATTGAGATTGAACGAAAGAACCAATGAGACTTCTATTGAAGCAACCTCATAATATTATTCCACAATACTAAAGATAGTACGGAGCACACATGGCAGAGTTTTTAGATGGCAACCAAGAGCCTCAACTAGCAGATAACGAGGAATATCAAACCCTCGAAGAGAGTCTTTCTACAACCCCCGAAACTGATTCGGATAAAGGTGAGGAAGAACAAGTCCCTGCAAAGTATCAGGGTAAGTCTGCTGCGGAGTTAATCCAAATGCACCAAGAAGCTGAGAAGCTGGCAGGGCGACAGGGTAATGAAGTAGGTGAGTTGAGAAAGCTGGTAGATGACTTTATCACACATAAGTCAGCCCCTAAAGAAACCGAAGAGGAAGTTGTTAGTGACATTGATTTTTTAGAAAATCCTAATGAAGCTCTCAATAAGAAATTAGAAAGCCATCCTGCACTCAAAGCAGCAAGGGAAGCTAATAAGAAACTAGATCGTCTTGAATCTCGTGACGCTATTTTCGCAGCTCATCCTGATGCAATGGATATTGTTCATAACGAACAGTTCCAAGAGTGGGTAGGAAAGTCTCAAGCGCGGACTAAGAAGCTACAACGAGCAGATGCTGATTTTGATTTTGAAGCAGCAGATGATTTGTTTACTTCTTGGAAAGAGCAACAAGAACTAGTAGCACAGGCTAAGGCTGCTTCTGAGGGTGAACGTAAGCGTTCCCTTAAAAGTGGTAGCAATGGTACAGCGCGTGGTTCTGGTGAGGCAGCTACTAAGAAGTTCCTTAAGCGGTCTGAGATATTACATATGATGCAACACGAACCTGAACGCTACCTAGCTAATAATGACGTTATTATGAAAGCGTATGCTGAAGGTAGGGTTCGATAATCTTTTATTATTAGGAAACTATTATGACTACTTCTACTTATCCCGCTACAGGCGGTGCAACAAACACTACTACAGCAGCTAACTTTATCCCTGATATTTGGAGTGACGAAATCGTTGCTGCTTATAAAAAGGAATTGGTAATTGCTAACCTAGTAAACAAAATGCCAATGTCAGGCAAGAAGGGTGATCAAATCTTCATCCCTACTCCTAACCGTGGCGTAGCCCATGCGAAAGCTGCTGGCACTGCTGTAACCATTCAGAATGATACTGCTGGTAAAATCACCATCGGTATTGATAAGCATTTTGAATACTCTCAGTTGATTGAGGACATTGCTGACATTCAAGCTCAAGCTTCTATGCGTAAGTTCTACACTGGTGATGCTGGTTATGCTCTAGCCAAGAAAGTTGAAGATGATATCTTTGCACTTGGTAAGTCTGCTAATGGCGGCAACGGCACTACTTGGGCTAAAGCTCAAGAAATGGCTGCTGATGGTACATTGTCTGACTACGATAGCAATGGTGGCGCTGCATTTAACGATGCTGGTTTCCGTAACCTAGTACAGCACTTGGATGATCTTGACGTACCTATGGATGGTCGTTCATTGATCCTTCCTCCATCTGCTCGTAATGCTATTATGGGTATTGATCGTTATACTTCTTCTGACTTCGTAAGTGGCCAGACTGTTGTTAACGGCAAGATTGGTAACTTGTATGGTGTGGATATCTACATCAGTAACAACTGCCCAGTTGATGGTAATTACAAGCTTGGTTTGTTCATGCATAAGGATGCTTTTGTATTCGCTGAACAGCTAGGTGTTCGTTCACAGACTCAGTACAAGCAAGAGTTCTTGGCTGATCTATTCACTGCTGATACTATTTATGGTACTGGCGTGTTACGTGACGATTCTGCTGTCGCTGTTGCGCTTCCTGCGTAAACACACTAGGCTAGAATTTTAGCCTTCTCAAGGGGAACTGCTTAGACTTCTAGGGAGTTCCCCTTTCTTTTATATAAAGGAAATTTTACTCATGGCTACACTAGGTGAATTAAGAAAGAAGCTTGCAAAGCTCAAGAAAGAGGGTGCATCTACCCAGACTAAAGGTCGGGTTCAATATCAAATTAACCAGCTCCTGAAGAAGACAGGAGAGAATTCAGGCAAGGTTATTCGTTCAGGTAACGGAAGCATAATCAAAAGTTCTTCTGGTGCTGCTGTACGACAGAAAGCTAACAAAGCTAAACCTAAACCTAAACCTAAAGCTAAGTCTAAAACTACTGGGCCTTCTACGCGTCCTAACGTAGGCAAGAATAAGGCGAAGACATCTAGCTCTACTGGGCCTTCTACGCGTCCTAACGTAGGCAAGAATAAGGTGAAGACATACGCAGCCCCACATGCAAAAATAACAAAAGTACCTTATGGTTCCACGGGTACAGGGACTTCTAAGCTTGATCTTAATAGGAACATGGACTTCTCTAACATCCCTCGCATTAAAGGAATACTACCACCTGCAGCCCAGCGGACACATCGTGAACAGATAGAAGCATTCCGCCGGAAATACAAGCTTAACTAAGGAACTACTATGGGAATCTATCGAGGCACAGGTGGTACGGGCGACTCTACCACTGATGCTACAATTAC